AAAAGAACATATAGTTCGGATAACATGATGGGTTGATTAATCTGTCGTTTATCTATATTAAAGTAATCTTTTAATGCACTAATACATTTTAAAAGAACTTCATTTGAATTGTAGTTTGGAAGAACAATCACTTCAAAATCAATACCAATATTTACAACATATGCATTTTTAATATTTACAGCATCAGTTAAAATACGATAGTAAGATAGATAGTTTTTTAAATTTTCCTTTGTAGCTTCGTTTAAGTTTTTTAATTTCTTTTCATTATCATAACCCAAAACATATAGGTTTAACGCCAATGGGTTTACTATAGGATTGGGACCATCATCAAGTAAGGTTTGAATCTGCCAATCGGGTGCTAAAAACGCCTTTGAAATAGAACCAAATTGTGGTGGTAATGCGTATGCTCTTAAAACATAATCTTCTTTTGTCACTGCCCTATTCTGAGCGGCAAAGTAGGCCATTGCGTTTTGGCGAACCGAATCTATATCTTCTTCAAATTTAGCGCCACCTGCAGCGGCTTCATTTGTAACAGCAACTGAATTTTGAACTATTCTAACTGTATCTTGATTTAGTGTAGTAAAGTTTTGATTTTCAAATATTAAAGAATTAATTTCAGTTAATTCCCTTGATGGTACATTATCCAACACACCATTACCAACTCTATATGTTACAGTTAAAGTTTCATTGGATGGAGCAACTCCATATGTTTTTGAATACATAAAATTTGATGGGTCAATACCTTGGTCCAAATCTCCACTTGCAGCATAAAGTGCTGAACCCACATTGTCTGGGTTTGGTAGGATTTCTTCATCAGCGTTAGATGATATACCAGCACCAAATTGTATGGTAATAGAACCATCATCTTCTACCCTTGTGGTAAATCGTTTTGGAACTCTTTTTAATCTTAAAAGATATGGAGTTTCACCAGCAAACAAGTTATAGTTTAAAGAATACTCCGATGTGTTGGGTACTTGTTCAAACACAGTATCTTGAGCTAGGTATGGAACCTTGGACCATGTATCACCATTATCATCTACAATTTTTACAACATCAATTAAGTTTTCGGCTTCTATCTTTATTTTATCATAAATTTTTGGAGAACCAAAAGTATAATCTTCACTAATGGCTTCACCACTAACTGCTTTAACATATTTTTTTAATAAATAATATACCGGCTCTACCGTGTTTGGATTAGTTTGATATACTGTAATTTCTGTTGGGTCAAGTGAAGATGAAAACGCAAAGTCAACTTTTTGAGTAGTTGAAAATTGAATATCATTATTAACGGATGAATTTACTAACATACCCTCTTTGATTTTTAAAGCAAAATCAAAATTTGGTTTTACATTATCACCAAGACCTTGTGATGGAACAATTTGATAAATTGTAAGAATGGTGGTTGCTGGAACATTTAATTTGGGGGTATATCCTAAAGCTTGAGATATGAGAAATACATTTCCCTTTTCTTGTGCTTGTTCAAGAATTGATTCTCTTAATTGTGTATCGGTATAAAAAGAAAGAACATCACCCACATATGATGCCATCTCTATAAACATCATTCCCGGAGATGATTCATTAAAATCATTATATGTTTCAGGAAAATAGTTTTTTGCAAAATCTATCAGATTTTTTCTAAAATCACCAAAATCTCTACCAATTAAACTAACTTCTTTATTTACTTTATTATCTATCATTCATTCCCCTTAATTAGCAGATAATCCACCTTGTTCATCCGCATAAATAATTATTGTTTGATTAGCACCACTTTGTGTTACTCTAAATTTTAGTGATATGTTTACACGATTAAAATCATCTAAAGTATTAACTATTACATCATCCAATAAAATATATGGTAACCAAAAATTTACATCCTGCTTTATACTTGATTTTAAACTCTCTTCTAAAAACCCAGTCATTTGTTCAAACAATAAAGAATAAACATCACTTCCAAACACGGGTTGAAAAGGTCGTTCTCCTTTACGAGTTAAAATTAAATTTTTTAAATTTGAAATAGCTTGCTCTTCAGTAGTATAAGATGATTGAAAAATACCACGGCCACCCATTGGTAATTTAACACCAACAGCCACATTTTTTTTTAAATCTATGGGATTTATCTTATACTCTTTACGAACAGCCATTACCTACCTTTTTTAGTATCAATTGCTTTCATCAGACTGGAGTAATCCCTTGTTAGGGCATTTACTACGGCCTGACCCGCATCGGTTTTTTGTAGTTGTTCAATTGGAATGGCTCTACCCTCTGCTGATTGAAGTATGTTTGGAGTTTGGGTTAATCCACCCCAAGCCGCAGCGTGTGTGGAATTAAAAGCACCACCTGCGGAGTTAATACTTCTCCACTCACCACCATTGGCAGTTTCGTTTAAAAGAGATGCAAATTTACCTTCAAATTTGGGACCTAATTTTTTCTTTGGAGTTTGAGATTCAACTATTTGAGTTGTATTCGCTGGTTGGGATGTGGGTGTTCTTTTTTGAACACTTGTTAATTTCATTTCTTTTAATATAGATTCACGAATGGCGTTTTGTTGTTTAGCCACTTCCTTTTTCACCTCTTCTTGAACAATGATTTGAATCGCTTTAAATAATTTGTTTGTATCCATGGTAATAAATATCAATTTTTCATTAATTGTAGTTTAGTTGTAATTTGAGCAATTCCGGCGCTAAGTTTAGATATTTGTGTTGTTACGGCTGGAACTGCTGTTGCAGTCCTCCCGGTTGTTGATAGTCCTCCTGCTACGGCGGTCAATGCGGTAGCAATTGTTGTAAGCTGATTTTTAATTTGTTCTATTTGAGTAAACATCTCATCCATATCACTTTTCCAATTTGGAGTTGATATATAAACACCCTTTGCACCACTTAATAATACACCATCAGTTTTTGAATTCAGTATTAATCTATCTGAATTTAAAATAAGTTGTGGTTTTGTATATTGGTTTACAGGAGTTACGGATATATTAAATTTATTAGATGCCTTTAATCCTATTTTTTGTTGAGATGATAACCAAATAGAACTTTCATCTTTGTTAATATCTTCTATTACAAATTTGTTGTATCCACGGCTAACACCCGCCCCATTTCTAATTATGGTGATTGGAGCTTCTGGCTTTCTTGATGTCCACGTTGGTTCTATTGTAGCACCACTAACTAAATTATCACTTCGTTTAGTATTTTGTGGAGTATAACCAAATCTGATTGATTGCCCAAACCTACCTTCAAAAATAACATCACCAATATAAGGTTGTAATTGTGATAAGTTTTTTAATTCAACAAACCCATTACCAAACTTATGGGGTTTTGATAATGGGGATTGAATTGTGGCTCCAACAGATGCTTTTTCAGAAGAACCTAAAGGACTAACTGAAGTTAATACATTTAACCTTGGTAAAGCATTATGATTTATGTTTGATTGAATACCAACTGTACACAAATAATAACTCCGTAATGATGCTTTTCTATTTGCGGCCGCATCAGCCCTTGAAGCAGGTATAACTAAAACTTGTTCACCAATTACAGGAATTCGTTTACAAGTTATATCAAGTGGATAGCATTCCGTACTACCACCTAAACCACTATTGGTATAAGAAACTGAAACTTTGTAAAGTTCCTCACCATTAGTATCATCTAATACTACATTCTCTACTGTACCAAGATTCATTCAGCATCCTCAATATCTTTAGGAAAATCTTTTTCTATTGCGCTAATAGCATCTATGAGTTGTTTTTTTTCATCCTCTGAAAGTAATAAACCACCCTCACCATCTGATTCGTTTTTTAACATTCTCTGAACAATGGCTGCAAGTTTAATCATAGCATCATCATTCTTAACTGATACATCTAAATACTCCTTGATTAGCGGTACTACTGCAGCGGCATCACCCACATTTTTTACCATGGGTTCAAGTTGAGCGATTAACAATTTAATTTGGCGGTCCTTCTTTTTTGAATTGTTGTAAATATCAGACATTAAATCGGAAAAAGTTTTACCTTTAAAA